GGTCTTCTACTTTTTGATTTCTAAAAATATAAAAATTATTATGTAAAGATAATGCTATATCATAAAATTTATCAAATTTTTTACTATCAATAAATTTTGTAAATGGTAATAAATCAGTTAATGTATCTTTTAATAAATCTAAATTATAATTAAATTTATCTAAAATATCAAATATATCAACCATTGTGATGTCTATTTCTTTATATAAAGAACTTAAACGAGTGCCTTTTGCACTTAGAGTTGGGTAGCTAATTTTATTATCAATATTTTTTAATAGTCCTACATTAGCCCTCAATAATTTTTCAGCACTATCAAAATTAGATATAACTAAATTAGTATCAATATTTTTTAAACCATCATATTTAATTTCTTTCTCTTCAATTTTCATTTTCCCTAACATTTTTTTTTTTGCTAATAGTAAATCATTTAAATCATCATCATCTAATTTATAATTAGGAATAGTAGGCATTATATATATAATAACATATAAAAATAATATATAAAAATAATATAATCATTATTTTTTGTAAAGTCCTTTTTCCTTTACATATTTACTAGCATCTGTCATCTTTAAACCCATTTCTTTCATTATATCTTTAACTATTTTAGCGCGTTCATTTACTTTTCCAGAACTTTTACGGCGTCCTCCTTCTTTTGGTTCTTTTTTTGCTTTTGGTTCTTTTGGTGTTTTTGTATATGTTCCAACACCTGCTGTTTTTGCTCCTCCTGCTTTTCTACCTCTTTTAAGTCCTACACCAGTAGCACCTTTAACACCTTGTCTAATCGCTGTAGCAGCAGTAGCACCCATAGGACCACCTAAAAACATACCTGCTGCAGGAGCAGCTATATCTAAAACAGCACTCCCAATAGGTTTAAAAAAGTTGCCTACATCATTCCAAGATATACCACCTTTAAGTTGTGAATTATGTAATTTTTGATAGTATAATGGATTACTTTTTTCACGATCTAATCTTTGTAATTCGCTCATATTAAGCATAGGATAAGTAGCACTTGAACCACTTAAAATATATTTATTTCCTACTGATGCTAAATCTTGTACGTACATATTTTTATAATCTGTTGATCGTTGTTTAGATATTGCACCTGCTTTTTTTCCTATAGTATCTGTTAATACATCTTTTTTTGATAGAGCATAATTAATCTGTGAAAGATTATTAGCGAGTTTGCGGTTATAGTCATTATCGTATAGAGACATTATATATATATAATAATATATAAAATAATTTTATTTAACTAATTTATCTAATTTACTATTAATATCATTTTTTTTATCATTACTATTATCTATTTCAGGTTCAATATTAACACTACCACCAACTAATCTATTATAAGAAGCAGAAGGAATAGAAGACTTATGAAGATTAGCATTTACGACTAATTCTTTTGTTAATAAACCAGTATAAATTTCTGTATTACCATTATCATTAACCATAATACCACTATTAGCAGTTATAAGTACTAATTCAGGACTAAAATTTTCAGTTGTATTATTAATAATATCAATCTTAAATTGAATATTATAATTACCAACACTCCCATTTGATAAATAATATGGGAGTGATAAATCCCTTGATGGATTGATAATAATAATACTACCAGAAGTATTATATAAATATTGAGTTAATGCTGTATTAGTAGCTGTTATATTAGCTTTACCAGCATAGCCCCAGAATTCATTCCAACATTGCTGACTTCCATTAATACGAGACATACGCCATAAATTTTGGGGTGTAGCACTTGAAAGAAGTCCAGACGAATTATTAAAATTAATACTAATATTTCTTATAGGTAAAAATGAATTTGTATGTCTAATTGTTGTTTCTCTTAATGGTCTTCTACAACATATAATTAATAAATCTGGTATTTGATTAAGTTGATAATTATTACTTATAATAGTTTTAGTATTTCCAGCATTAACAATTGTTTCATCATTACTAATAAATACAGGGTAATCAATATAATTAACTATATTACGAGTTTTAATTTTATCTGTTTCTTGAATGGTTAAGAAATTGAATAATAATTTAGCATTTGTAATAGGATTAGCTTCTGTAAATTGAATAGTAATATTATTTGTATTATTTGTTGAAAAAAATCTTTTTAAAGATGTATCTAAATTAATAACTAAATTAAAACTATTAATCCCAGTTAATGCTTGATTATTAAAATCATCTTTACCACCAAATAAGAAAGGAGATAAAAATAATGGTTCTGTAAATTCTGCTTCTAAATAAACATAAAATATATCATTAATATGAGTTGATTTTAATGATGTGTCTTTTCCTCCTATATTTGTCCTATGATCTACAGTAATAGATTTAAGAGGATGAGAACCACGAGGAACTAAGAAATTATCAAATCCCGATTTTCTATAATCTCCAGTTATATCTGCTACACTTGCTACTGCATCATTATATGTATTAAAATATAAATCTGGCATTGTTGGTGACATTCCATTATATTTTTGAAAATCTCTTGGATCAACTAGCTTAATTAATTGTTGTAATACATCTTGCGAATTAATACTAAAAGAATTATTATTAATAGTAGCAGTCATATTTTTAATAGAACTATTAATTGGAAATGCCTGGAAACATTCACCAATCGCATAATTAAATGCTGTTGAACCTGCTGCTACTTTAGTAATAGTAAATTTAATATTATAAGTTGCTTGAATTAATACATTTCTATCAATTAATGTGTTTTCACTAGGAATAGCACAATTAAATATTATTTGAGAAGATGATGCAGAAACTGCAGGATATTGTTGATATGTAGATGTAGAAGCACCACTAAAAACCCCATAACCTATACTATCACTTATATTTTCAATTCTACTATCTTTAATAACAATAGGATTTATAAAATCGGTCATTATACTTATTATAATAATAAATATATATAAAAATAATAATATAATTAGATTTCTTATTATTACATAACAAAATTATCTAATTTTCGCATTGCTCCTGCACTCATAGCTCCACCTCGTCCAGAAGCATTTTCAATAGCTTTTGAAACTGTAGGAACTAATTTCATAGATGTAGAGATCATATCGCTTAGACTTCCACCAGTTAGACGAGACACAGAAGATGATGATATTCCATTTTCTTGTTGAGCTGTATCTAATACCATTTGTTTTGTTAATAGTCCTGTATATACAGCAGAAGATCCTGCAGTAGTAGAAAATACTCCACTATTAGCAGTAATTACAACTAATTCAGGAGTAATAGGAGCAGTAGTATTATTTGTAACGTTTATTTGGATCTGAAAGTTGAATTGCCCGAGAGACCCATTCGAGAGGTAAGCGGGGAGAGATAAATCACGAGATGGATTTATAACAAGTAATGAACCAGTTGTTATTTGGCTTAGTGCTGTAAGACGTGCAGCATCTGCTACATTACCATCAGCAGTAGTATTATATTTATTAATTTTTCCGTAAAATTCATACCAAGACTGATAAGAACCATTATCACGAGACATTCGCCATAAATCATTTCTTGAAGCACTTGAAAGAAGACCAGATGCATTATTAAAATTAATTGATACACTATTAATTTGCATAAATGAATTTGCATCTCTAATTGTTTGCGTCGACATTGGTTTTCTAACACAGATAATAAATAAATCAGGTATTTGATTTAATTGAATATTTTGGCTTGTAATAGTTGAAGATGCAGCAGCATTAATAGCATTTGTTGCAGTAGTTAAATATCTTGGGTAATCAATAAAAGGAACAATATTTTTTACTTTAACTAGATCAGTTGGTTGAGTAGTAAGAAAATTAAGAAGTAATTTAGCTTCAGTTATTTCAGTTAATGCTATAGTTGCATTAGTATTAGCAATTCCTCCAGCTGCTATTTCAGCTGCAGATGCTAAAAGAGCACTAGAAAATCCACGCTTAAATGAACTATCAATATTAAGATTTAGATTTAGAGTATTAAGACCAACAAAACCCTGATTATTAAAATCGTGTTTTCCACCAAATAGAAAAGGTGATAAAAATAGAGGTTCTGTAAATGTAGCTGTTAAAGTAATAGTCCAAGTATCACCTCCAGTATCGCTTGCAGTTAATGAAGTATCATTTCCGCCTGCTTTTGGTGCGTGAACTACTGTAATAGAATCTAATGGATGACAACCACGAGGAAGGATATAATTATCATATGAAGAATTATAAACAGCAGCAAGAGGATTACAATTTTTCGCACCTTTTAGAGGTGTATCTGTAAAATTTACATGCACATCTCCTACATTATCAGGAAGAGTAGGGCACATACCATTGTATTTTTGGAGCTGTTTGGGGTCAATCATTCGTAATAGTTGAGGGAGAACATCCTGAGAATTAATAGATACATTAGTATTATTAATTGTAGCATTCATTGATGTAATAGAACTATTGATTGGGAACGCTTGAAATGCATCTGTTAGACCATATTGAAAAGCAATAGAATTTTTTGCGATTGTATTAGTTGCAGGAATTGTTATAGTTATTTTATATGTTGCT